TATAGTTTTTTTTCTGGTATGTTAACTGGTATTGATTTTGCTACAGGTTTTTTACCACCTGATCCTGGAAATATACCAGAACTACCGACGATAGATATGTTTATTGATCCTTTTATGGGTACTTTGGTGGCACCGCCACTTCCTGAATTTTCTATACTTGGTATTACGATACCATCTTCTGGAGAATGGGTTATACCAGAATTGCCAGATTGGGATCCAATTAATATTGCGTTGGCGGTGATAGATATGATTAAAATGCTAATAATGCTTCCATTTAAGATTATTGAAGATATTATTCTTGGAATATTGGATTTAGAAATAAGATTGCCCACATTGGGTGGGGTAACAGACCTAATTTATAGCATAGGCGGTAGTTTGAGCATACCTACGGCAGATTTAGATATATTTTCTGGTTGTTTGGCAGAAGGAATAATGTCAACGGTTGATTTACTACCAGTTTAAGTTTCCGATAGAGGGCTAATGGGTTTCAATTTAGGATTTGGACAGATTGCAGAAAATGTGGGACAACTGGCAACCAATTTTGGTAACGGTATTCTTGCAATTTTGGGTATGGGTCAAGATGCATCTACAAAATATCCTTCTGTTTATAATAAATACACAAATAAACCAAATTATAAAGATGGTACATGGAGAGAAAGTCAAGGATACGCTTTTCATGTGGTGAGAGTTTTAAAGGATCAAATAAATGCAGCTGCTTCCAAAGCAGAGGGTTGGCAAGAATTCAGATTACAGATTAATCCTCAAGAATTGCAACAAGATGAAATTTTTGCTATTGAAGTAACTCCTACATTCCGTGGTGTTGTAGTTGAACATCAAGGAACAATTCTTAAGAATATCCGAATGTCTGGAACTACGGGCGTATCTCCAATGCGAGTAGAGGGCGGTGCGAACAAGAGAACTGGAAAGCCAGTGATAGCCAACGGTCACTCTGGTTTTGAAGAGTTCCACGAATTGCGTTCATATATAAGAGCATATGCAGAAGCAAAAAGACAAGATCAAAAGAATGCAACCGGAGAATTACGATTAGTATGGAAGAATTTTAAAGATTCTGAATATTTATTTGTAGAGCCTCAAGAGTTTTCTTTAAAAAGATCTGCATCAAGAGCCACTTTATATGATTATGAAATAGTCCTTAAGGGAATAGGAATAGCAAACGGAGTAAGTAAACCAGAAGGTGATAATTACGGCTTTATCGGGGATATAGTAGATGTAGTTGGTAGAGCATCTGAATTGGTTTATACAGCTAGGCAGGTTATATCAGGGGGTATCAGCACAATACGAAGATTTGAAGCAGACGTAGAAAACACTCTTTTAAGACCATTGAGTGACATAAACACCGCGTTATTGGCTATAAAGGGTGGACGAGAACAGTTTTTTGGTGAATTTGGTATCACTAGAAGATTTTTAGAAAATTTTAAAAGCGAAATAGGAAGAATAGAAAATAACTTTAACGATGCAATCGGTAGAAATATGACAGAATATAATACAGCAGCAGGTAGAACATCTACTGTAGTTGGAGTATCTAGACAATCAACTCATGAAGAATTGCGGATATTGAATGCTTTCAATAAGGCAAAAAGAGGAGTTTCAATAATTCTTTCTGAAAGAGGATTGTTTGATAAAGATCTTAGTCAAAATAATGAGATTATCAATAAGACATATAACGGTCAAATAAGTTTGATAGATGCCCAGTCTACAAAATCTGTTACGATAGATGGTGAAGACACTATACAAATACTTGCTACAAGAGAATTGGGAGATCCTGATAAATTTAGAGATATTGTCACTTTAAATAATCTTAAGCCTCCTTATATTGATGAAGCAGGTGGATCAGGTGTTTTAAAACCAGGTGATAGTATTTTAATACCTCAAGTTTCTAAAACAGAAAGCACAGGGGTAAAAAGAAATAAAGAATATAATATAACAAAATTGCTTTCAGAAGTTGAAAAGCAGTTAGGTGTAGATATTAGATTAGATGAAAATAATGATTTAGCTGTTTCTAATACAGGAGATCTAGATTTATTAGCTGGTATGGACAATATGTCTCAAGCGGTGCTAATAAAATTACATTTAGAACCTGGTGATCTAAAAAGACATTTAACAATAGGAACAGGGCTGAAGATTGGAGAAAAGGTCGGGACATCTAGATTGAATCAAATTAGAGATAATATAATAGGTTCTTTAAACTCTGATTTAAGAGTTGAAGAAATACCCTATATTTCGTTAACACAAGAGGGTGGAACTACTAGAATTGAGATGTTGATTAAATTAAAAGGGCTTAAACAACCAGTTCCTCTTCCGATTACAGTTAGTAATGCTGCATAAGTTGGCAGTTAAATAGATTGGAGTAAAAAGTGGCTATATTCAATCCTCGTACATTTCCAGAAATTCTCGGAGAAATGGTTGCTAACCTTATAGCAGCTACTCCTTTAAATGATGTTAACTTCTCTTCTGTATGGACTTCGATGCTAGAAGCAGCGGCTCAAGAGGATGATGAACAATATTTTCAGATGTTGGAGATAATCAGAGGATATTCCCTAGACACCACAACAGGAGATGATTTAGATAATAGAGCTTTCGAATATGGTTTAGAAAGACTTCAAGCCTCAGAAGCCTCTACATCTGTGATTATAGGTGATACAGCTATAACTAAAATTTCAACTGGAGTTTATTCTGGTAAATCTGGACCTGCTGCGGGAACGAATTCAGTAAACGGTGATTCTGCTACTGGTTTTCCTGCAAGTGGAACAATTATTATAGGAAGAGGTACTCCTAATGTAGAGCCAATACCATATGCTTCTATTTCTGTTTTTGCTAATTATGTTATTTTTAATTTAAGTTCAAACCTAGCATTCGATCATGGAACAGATGAAACTATAGTATTATCTCAGGGTGGAGACAGATTAATTCCTGCTGGTACTGTAGTTAGTGTTCCTTCAAGTGATATTAATCCTAAAATAGACTTTTCTTTAGATGCAGACGCCACGATCTTAGACGGTGATTCAGAAGTTGAAGATACGGGAGTAACAGCTACGGAAGCGGGATCAAATGCGAATGTTCCCATTGGGTCTATTATAGAATTTGAATCACTACCATTTTCTACTGCCGTTGTTACAAATCCAGAAAGAGTAACAAACGGTAGGAATTTAGAGTCAGATCAAGAATTAAGAGATAGAATAAAAGATACAATACAGTCTCTTTCAAGAGGTACTGGTCAGAGTATAATCACAGGTACTTTAGGAGTAATATCATATACTCAAAATAAGAGAGTTGTATCTGCAAGTCTTATAGAACCTACAATTCCAGCAGATGTTGTTAAATTATTTATTGATGATGGTACTGGTTTTATTCCCACATATACAAGTGTAGGATTCGAAGAAATTGTTCCTTCTGCCACAGGTGGAGAGAAATTTCTTAATATTAACAATGTTCCAGTTACAAAAGCATTCGTAGAAACTCAGAACGCTGAACCTTATAATTTAGTTGGAGGGGAAGACTTATTTGTAGATGTTGGTGGCCAAGTAGAAACGGTGCTTTTTGAGGGTACTGATTTTAATGCTCCTGGAGCCGCTACTGCTCAAGAAGTTTTGACAAAAATTAATTCAGTGGCATCATTGTTCGAGTCTAGAGTATCTTCTGGGGGTTCTAAAGTAAGAATATTTGCTAGGGCAAACGTAGAGGAAGAAATAAGAGTTACAGGCGGTACAGCAAATTCAATCTTAAATTTTCCTACAGATGAAAAATTTACTACTAAATTATATCTTGAAAGAGATTTCGGAATAAGTCTTTTATCTAAGGATGGGACAACCGCTTCATTAGAGGCTGGTAACACAGTAGGATACGATTTAAGTGGATATATAAGAAACCTTATGATGATTATAGATGGTAAGGTTAAAAATCCTATTAATGTATTTTTTAATCCAAACGACTTTGTAGCACCCGCCTCAGTAGATGCAGAGGGTATTTGTGAAGTAATAGAAGCACAATCACCTGGAATAAGTTGTTCTCCGTCTTCAAATGATACTAAATTTAGAATTACTTCTAATACAGATAAGAGTATAGATTCCAAAATAAGAATCGTTGGAACTTTTAACCAAGTTTGGAACGAAGAAGCTGCTGTTCTTGTGGACAGAACTACAAACGCTGTTGATGCCAATACATTCACCGCATTTGCTACAGACCTTGATTATTTATATGTGGGACACTCAGATGTTCCTTTCAATACGCTATTTGCAATTTTTAATACCGTGGCATCTTCAAGTATTAATCCAAGTTTTGAGATCTACGACGGATCAACATGGGTACAAATAGGAGCCATAGATGAAA